CGCCGCGCTCGCTTGGTCACTGAACAGACGGAAGGTCGATCCACTTATGGCCCCTATGACGATCATCCCGGCGACAAGACCGCCGGTCACCACATTGTTGCCCGCGGCCGTCTTGATCGTCAGCGCCGAACCGCCGTTGAAAGATACGGTGACCGGACTGCCAGTATTTGCCTCAAAAATATTCATCATGATGAGCGCTGATTCGCTCACCGGAATCGGGCTGGTCGCCTGAATAGCATTCGCCGTCCCGGCGCCGGTATCAGTCGCCCTGATGAAGGAATAGGGAAGATCTGCGACGCGCGTCCAAGAGCCGGAGCCGGAAGCTCCGGTCTTGAGGTAAACGCCGTTGTTCGCGGTCGTGGCATCGCCGATCACCCAGGCCATGCTGTTTGCGGCGTGCGCCAGATCGGCATCGAGCGACGCCTTGCTGGAATAGATCAGCCCGCCAGCGGATACGAAGGCGTTGACGATTGCCTCGACTTCAGATCCCCAGACCTGGGCTTCTTGAGGCACGAGTTCGCGTGCCACTCCGGCGCTGTCCTGGGGCGCAAAAACGTCGTTTGCCGTCTTCGTGAAAAGAGACATTCATATTCTCCGATAGGTATGTTTCGAAATCAGATCGGCTCGGACACGTCGATCGAGAAGGTACGCGGCGTACCCTCGACACCATCGCTCGTCATGGTCGTCAGCTTCCACTCGACGGTGTGCACGGACACGGTGTGGTTGGAGTAGCTGTCCGTGAACGTCCGTTCTTGCCCCGGTCGGACGTCCTGCTCGTCGCGCGTCGACCAGCCACCGAAGCCGGAGCCGGTGTCGATGCGCCGTTGCAACTTAATCGAGGCGCAGCGCAGCTCGTCTGCATCGACGGTGACAGCAAGCGAGCCGACGCCATCACTCCCGCCACCGGCGCCGCCGGAGATAAGGTCCGGCTGGCCACAGGGAGAGTTGTTCTCGGCGACGGTGACGTGAAGTGAATCCGAATAGTAGCTGCCGTCGTCGCCGTTGAAGATGCGCACCCGGGCGTCCGCCTCCAGCCCCTCCAGATCGGCCGCGACATAGGCGAAGGTCGCCTGTTCCGTCATCCCCACCCAGGAACCGGGCAAGCCGCCACTATAGGGCCGATAGGTCGCCTCGATCGTGCTGTAGGTCACCGCCGGCAGGGAATAGCCCACCCGGAATTCCTTCGCGCCGGTCACCGGATAGGTGATTTGCAGCGCGGCCGTCGGCGCGTCAGGCGTCGGCAAGGTGCTTTCATAGCCCATTTCAGGAAGCTCATCGGGCGCGCCTGCCTCGTCGGTCGCTGGGTTCCACGCCGTCAGAGACGGCCAGACCAAGAACGGGATCTCCACCGTGCCGCGGCTGTCGTCGACGCGCGGCGGCGAAAGCTTTACTTTCTCCACGTCGCCGAGATCCGGCAGCTCGATCTCGCCGTAGTAGAGCCCCCAGGCGGCAAGCCCCACCATATTCATCACTGCGACGCCGCTATCGCCCCGCGCCTGCAGGAAGAGGCGCCGGGCGATCCGCTGCGCTTGCGCGGCCGATGGGCAGAAGGGTAGATCGACATCGAAATATTTCGGGCCGTAGCGGGTCACCTCGTCGTCGATGCGCGCCCAGGCAATGCCGGTCATGTCGAGATCGGCCAGCTCGTAATTGCGCTCCGGCGAGTAGTATTTGATCCGGCAGATATTCGGCCGCTCGACAGCCTCTGGACCGGCCGCCCATTCGAGGTCGATGATGTCACGCGGCTCGAAGCTGATCTCCGGCTCCGGATCGTCGTCGATCAGCTCGAACCAGATCTTGCCTTCCGCCGTTAGCCGGATCTCGCCTCCGATCGAGCGGAGGATATCCTCCATCGTTTCCTTGCGGGCACCCTCCCAGGCCCACATGCCCCAGCAGCGCGCCCGCTTCTCAGTGCCCGTCTTGGTGGCGACAAGGACATCGGCCCGGGTTGCCTCGCTGGCTATGAGCGTCCAGTCGAAGCGATCGAGGGTGAAGGCCGGATCGCGGCGCAGCACATGCGCCGCGCAGATGATGCCATTGTCGCTCCAGGCGGTCAGACCGGTACGCGGATCATAGATCAGCGACGCCCGGATCACTTGTTCCGTATCCGGCACGCCGCCCTGGTAGAGCGAGAGGTACTTCGACGAGGTGAGCCCCGGATTGAAGAAGGTCACCAGCGATTGTGCGATGGCCCGCACCCGGTGCGCACTTGTCCAGAGTTCCGGAAACGCACTCGTAAGCGCCGGCCACGCCGTTTCAGAGCCGGTGCCCTTCTTGTCTTCCCACTTCATCCAGGAGCCGCCGGCCTTCGACCAGGGCGGCGAGGAAACATCGCCGTCCGGATCAACCGTCACCTCACGGCCGCCGACGTAATAGGCCTCGACGGCATCAATCGGCCCCTGCAGCCGGCAGACGAGTCTCCAGCGCGTCGAGCCATCTGTATTGCCGAAGGCCTTGAGCCCGCCCACGCGAACGCGGCCGAGGCCCTCGATCACTGAGCTTTCGCCGCTCTCGAACGTCCCCTTGGCATCGGCTGCCTTCACTGTGCCGGTCGGACGCTGGCCGCCGAACAGCGATAGCCCGGCAATCGCGCCGACGACGATCGCGTTCGCGGCGAAGGTCGCGATCGTGCCGGCGGCCGTCGCGGCGACGGCCGTGCTCGACAGCAGGAATCCATGAATCGCCGTCGCGATCAGCGAAACCGGGTCCGCATGCGCATGCGTCGTCATCGCGACGAACGAAGCGCCGCTGGAAAACAGCAATCTCACGTATTTCATACGATCGACCAAGCCTTGACGATGAGACGGGGGACGAGGAACGCGACGCCGGTCTCCGCGCGCCACGCGAAATATTCCCCATGAAGAAAGATGCCGCCGACCTGCCCATAGCGGCCGGTGTCGATGATCCCGACGTCGCCGAGCTGCGGCCGTCCCGTCTCGAAGATGCCGAAGACGGCCAGCCTCTCCGACCAGAGCCGCTCCAGCGAACCCGCTTTCGCTATCCGCCGATATGCTTCCTCGCGGCTCGACCATCGCGGCAGATCGAGGGAGCGGTCATACACCTGCTCTACCCAATCCGCCGCCCACCTGGTGCAATCGGAAACACCCCAGACACACTCGCTCTCCTGCGCTGCCTCGAGGAAGGTGCGCAGCGGCTCCGCAAGGTCAGTCCGCACGGATGATCTCCTGCACCTTCACCCCGACGAACTCGAGCCCCTTGTCGCCGGGATAGCGCGCCTGCTGGTCCGCCGGCGTCCACTTGCCGCCAAAGGGGAAGTTCTGCGAGTGCCAGAGGCTCTCGATCGTGAAGGACACCGTCCGCCCCCCGATGCCGCTCCAACGGATCTTCGGCGAGGAGAGGTAACCGGGAAACAGCTTCTTTAGCCCCGATGACCAGACTTCCTGCGTCTCCTGGTCGAACGCGCACCAGTAGACATCGGCAAGCCGCCCCTCCATTTCCCTGCCCTGATCTTTGACCGAACGCAGGAAGTCGAGATTGACGCCGGCGATGACGATATCGACCTTCGCGGCCTGCCCGAAGCGCGGATCTTCGACAGCGCCGATTGACACGATCTGACCACCGGCCGGATCGGATACACCGCGCCACTCGAAGAAGCCGACCGTCTTGCGGCCGACGCCGTTGTGCAGCCGCCAGCGGCCGGAAGGCAGATCGAGATCCGCAAACCACGCCCGGGCGATATGCGGCCGGCGCAGGAACTCCATGTCCGCTGCAGAAAACAGGTTTGCCATGACAACCGCCTCTTCCTAATCCCCGAAATAGTCCCGCACGTCGTAGTCAAACACTTCGACCAGCGTCACGGTCGCCTCTTCGGCATAGGCAACACCCCGTGACGCGCTCGCCGCATCCTCGCTTTCAAGCCGCATCGCCATAGTCGGATACAAAGTCGCGAAGCTCTCGACCGTCAGCGCCTTGCGCAGCGGCGGCCAGATCCGATATTCGCCATCGCCCCGCTCTTCGGTGATCGTGTAGAGCCCGAGGTGGAAGGGAAAGAAGCCGAGATAGTCGCCCATCTGCAGCCGATGGCCCCAGAACTCGTCCTCAAGCCGGATGATCGAGGCATCGAGCGCAGCAGCCGCCGCAACCGGTACGTTCGGCGCGGTGATGCTCCAGTTCTGCCCGTTGCTCCACGGCTCGCCATTGCTCCAGGGCATCCCGAACCGCTCCTGCGCCGGCGTCACCGTCATGCCCGCCTCGGCGAGCGTCATCATGTCCGGATCGCCGAACGGCACGCGCGTCGCGTTCGCCCCGCCATGCAGCGCCGTGGCCCAGCCCCGATAGCGCCGAAACTTCGAATCCTTCGAAACCGGAAACACGAACTGCCAGCGCCAGGCGCCGAAGGCCGAGGCGACCGTCTGCGAGAAATTGCCGATCGACGTGTTCGCCGCCCCGCCGATCGCACGCGGCCCGGAAAGCGGCGTCATCGAACGCGGCCGAAGGCCGTTCGGCATGGAAATCAACCGTCCCATCAGGGCCTCGTGCCTCGTGTCTTGCGGGTATGCTCATAGCCGCCGACCCGCTTCGCTTCCGTCCTGTCCCGCTCCGCCAGCCCCCGCTCCAGCCGCGCAATCGCCGCCTGGTCCGCGCCCCGGGCGTCGATGTTGTACTTCGGCGCGTAGGTGAAACCGCCGCCTTCGCCCATGCTCGCCTCACCCACGCGGCCGCCACGGCTGCCAATCCGGACGATTTCCGGCCCATTCTCGCCGACGAGATAATCCCGCCAGGGGTCGACACCCCCGCCGACAGCGCGCCCGCCGCCAAAAAGACCCGAGAGCAACCCGCCACCACTCCCGCCGAAGAAACTCGCCAGCGGCCCGGAGCCGAAGAACATGGCTTCGGCACTCGCCTGGATCAGCTTGTTGATGAAGCTATCCAGCGCGCGATTGCCCGTTTCGATCTCCGGGATCAAGTCGGAGAAGCTGTCCTTCAACGCGTCGCGCATGAAATCGGCAGCATCGGAAGCGGCTACGAGCGATTCCTTTTCCGCCTCGATCTGCGTAATCAGGTTGGCGATCTGCTGCCCTTGCGCCGACGTGGCATCGACGTCAGCGCGCCGCAGCGCCTGCATGATCCGCTGCTCGGTTTTCGATTTGCCGAGCGCCGCCTGCTCGTCCTCGAGCGATTGTACGATCTTCTGGATATTCTCCGCCTGGCGCTCTTCGTCGCTCTTGCCCCCGCCTCCGCCACCCCCGCGGCTGCGCCGTCCGCCGATGCTCTCGAAGGGAAAGCCAGAAAGCTCCGGCGTGCCGCGCGACTCCGGCACGGGGATCTCGCCGTTCGGCAGCAGATCGGAGCCACTGCCCTGAATGCGGCCATCGGCGCTCCGCTCCACGTTGCCGTAAGCGCCTTGGCTCGGATAGGCGCCCGTCAGATTGAATTTTGCGGCCGCATTGCTTGCGTTGGCGATCTGCGCGGCCAGACCGGCAAAGCGCCCCATGAGCGCGTCGACGGCCGGAATGCCGGTTTGCTGAAACAAGGCGAACAGCGCCGCTTGCACAGCTTCCGCATCCTCAGCAGTCGCCGTGCCGTCGGAAATCCCGTCCGAGAGATCGTTGAACGCGGATTGCAGGGCAGAGATGCTGTCTGTTTCAGCACCGGCCGCTTGAAGCAGCGAAAGCAGATCCGCGAACTCGATGTTGAGATCCGCCGCCTGGCTGCGCAATCCCGTCCACTGATCGCTGGCTGCCACATTGTTGGCATCGACGATCTGCGAGATACGGTCCGCCTGCTCCAGTGCCGCAACATATTCCTGCAGCGCCGGAACGGCCTCGCCCCAGCGGCTGACGACCTGCTCGATCAGATCGCGCTGGCGCTCAAGGGTCTCCTCTGCGTTCTCGCTGCCTGAAACGAGATCCGACAGGTACGTAAACGCCGCTCCGCCAAGTGCGATCACCCCGATCGTCAACAGGTTGACCGGCGACAGCATCGACAGGAACGCGGAGCCGAGCGCCTGCGCAGCGCCGGCAGCACCGAGCGGTCCCAGCACCTGGCCGATCTGCGAACCCTGTTGCAGGGCGATCAGAAGCGGGCTTTGGCCGCCCGAGAGCTGCACGCCAATGTCGCTGAACTGCGCCGCGAGGTTCGCAACGCTGCCCCGCGCCAGATCGAGCCCCTTGGACGCATCTCGCGCGGCGGCAGCCCCTTTCTTGGCGAAGGCATCGGCATTGTTGTTCGCCGCATTGAACGCCGCGCGGGTTCGGTCCTGCGCGACGATATTGAACATCAGATCGGACATCTGCCCGGCCATGATCGTTCCTTCGCTTCGAGGGGAAAAGCGCCGGCGGCTATGCCGGCTTGGTGACTTCGAAATAGGCGATCCAGCCGACGAACTCGTCGACCGTCATCGCCTCGATTTCGGAAAGGGTCTTGCTCAGTTTTGCGGCGAGCGAATACATCAGCATCAGCTCCGCATCGCCGCTCAGTCGTTTTTTGCTTCGTCGATCTGCTGTTCGGCTGAAACCGGCTGACCCTTGGCAAAACCGAGGATCAGGGCGCCGATCCGGGATACGACATCGCTGTCGACTTCATGCATCAGCGCGTGCTCGTCCATGTCGTCGAAGAGACGCTTGCCGCCGGCGTCGAGCGCATTGAACAGCACCGCCCGCACCACCGCGACATTGCCGTCAATGGTGGCGCCACTTTCGTCGCGCCAGATCCTGCGACGCTGCGCGACCGTCAGTGGACCGAAGTGAACCTTCAAGGGTTTTCCGGCAGAGCCCCACTCCGGAACATTGTGATGGCGCAGCTTCTGTCCGGAGAAGTGCGCCTTCGCACTGGAAATGATGCTGCTCATCAGGCCACCGTCGAGACAGTCAGGGCGCCGTTGCCCTGGAAGTTGAAACTGATCTTCACGGCTCCTTTCAGATCGGTCTCGATCGGAATGCTGGTGACCGAGGCCGTGCCCGTCAGGTATTTCTTCCCGGTCGCATCGCCGTCTGTGTAGAGCCCGAGCGTAACGGAGTCGCCGATCTCCAGCGTCACCTGGCCGTTGGTGTCGGCCGGATCGTAAAGGCACTCGAGCGAACCGGACCAGCCGGGAATGCCGGTCAGATGCGTCTGCCAGGTGTCGCCCATCACCGTCGTGTCGGCGGCCTCGACGTTCTGGTTGACCGAGAATTTCTGGACGGCCGCGACGGCGTTGCTGCCGAGCTTTGCCTTGCCGTTCTTGCCATGATGGACTGCCATCGGAGCCTCCTAAAGGGTGGTTTCAGGATCGGAGTTGAGAGTGAGGGCGGTGATTTCGTAGGTGATCGACATCACCTGCAGCACCTTTTCGCCATCGGCATTGGCGCCGAAGTCGGTGGAGCGGTATTCGGTAGCGCTCGCCAGTCCGCCGAGGTGCGGATCGGCGGCGAATTTCTGTTCGACATAGAGGGCGAAGCCGTCGAGATCGTCTTGCCGGCCGTCTTCCTCGCCCTTGGTCACGGTGTCGATCTTGATCCGGATGCGCCGGCCCTGCGTGCCCTCCGTGTCAAGGTCCTCCGATTGTTCAGTGGACGTGTAGACGAAGGCGGAAGTCAGCTCGCCACGGCGCAACGGCCGCGCCCGGGACGCATCGACGCGTTGTCCAACCAAGCCGCTGCCCTTGATCATCTCGACGACATGGGCGCGGATGCTGGTCCGAATGTGAGCCACGATTAGATCTCCTGAAGACGGACGATCGAGAAGCCCGTGCCGTCCGGCTGGAATTCGAGGACCTTGAATGTCTTCACACCAAGGACATCGCTACTCACCTGCACGGCATCGCCTTGGTTGGCGTCGGCCGGCACATCGCTCGAGCGAAGCGTGATCTGGAGACGGCCGCCTTCCTGTGTGAATTCGAGTTCGCCGGCGGCAAGCGCGACGAAGGTGTCGTCGAAGATGCAACTCACCGCCGGCTTCACGCCGCTCGCCGAGGTCCACACAGCGACGGCGCCGAATTCGTCTGGATCGACGAAGAGCAGCCGATCGTCATCGGTCTCGATCGCCACGATCAATCACCGACCGCGGCGTCGAATGCTGCCTTGGCTTTCTGCAGTCGCTCCAGTTCTTCCGCGACGATTGCCTTTTGCTCATCAGTGGGTTCGGCATGGAGACTCAGGCCGTGCTTCTCGCATGCGGCCTGAAAAGCATCCTCAGCGGCCTCGAGCTCGGCTTCGAGAGCGTCGAGGTCCGGCTCTGCTTTCTTCCCGCCCTTGCCTTTCCCTGACTTGCCCTTCGCGGCGGACGCGCCTGCCGCCAGGACCGCCGCCAGGCTCGACGGCAGATCGTCTTCGGACTGGTCGAGATCGATCGTCTCGCCGGCCTTGAACTGCACTTCCGATTTCGTGATGACCTTGCCACTCTTTTCGTCGACAACTTCGAGAGCATGTCGACGGGCATCGATCTGCTGCGCCGAGAGCTTCAGCTTCTGGCCTGCTCCGAAGGCGCAGACGCGCCCGGTGACCGTATACTTCATGACCATGGTTCCTTGTTTTCGGGGTGGAAACTCTGCCCGGCCTCGGACGGCCGGGCAGCAAACACCATCAGGATCAGATGAAGGTCACGAGGCAGGCGTGCTGCCACCAGGCGTAGCCGACGTTGCCGGTCCAATCGATGCCGTACAGCTGTTCCTTGTTGAGCTGCTCGTACTCGCTGCCTTCGCCGAGGGCGATGACATCCGGAATGGTCTCTTCCTGCAGGATGAAGGGCTTTGCCGCCTCATCGGTGCGGAAAACGGCAAACTTGGTTGTCCAGGTCAGCCGCGGATTGGGAACGACGGTGATCTTGAAATACTTGTCGAGGGCCGGAAGGGTCGCACTCGCCCCGCCCGTGCCGAGGATGGCGGTAACGGCCTTCAGCGCGACGCCCATGAAGACGGTCGGCACCATGACGGTGAATTCCGTCGCCGACTGGTTGATCGGCTCGCCGCGATCGTCCTTGAAGCCGTACATCTGCTGGATGGCCTTCAGCACCGCCTCGGCGAACTCGTCAGCGGTCGGCGCCGTCGTCGTCGTGACGTCGTGCTCGATATCGTTCGAAAGGGTACCGCTGGCACCGTCCGAGTGGTCGGTGTCGAAGAAGTACTGGCCGTCGTAGCACAGCGCCGACTCACCATTCAGGATCAGCGTCGACAAGAGCTTTGCCGGATGATCGTTCGCGCGATCGGCGAGCTGATTGACCCGGATCGTGATCATGCCCAGCTTGTCGCGTCGCATGTCCTTGGACTTGATGGTGATGGAACCTTCATAGTCCTTGTTGGAGATCTGAAAGCCGTTTTCCTTCAGCTCCGCCGGCGTGCGGCCGCCGATGAATTCACGAAGGGCCGGCGCATTGCCGAGCCAGGCATAGGTCTCGACCGCCTGGTCGGACTGCATGCGCATGGCAACGGAACCGACCCAGGCAATCGGGCCGGTGTCGAGGCGGGCGAGGATCAGACCGCGCACGCCCCGGGTGGTGATTTTGTCAAACTGCTGTGGAAGCATCGAAGTGTCCTTTCGAAACCGGGGGCGCGCCCCGTCGATGAATAGCGGTCAGGTTTTCGGAGATGGATTAGGCCTGTAGTGCGGCCTTGCAGAGCGCGGCGTCGAATTCGACGACGGCGAGGCCCGTAGCGACCCAGCGGGAGACGTAGCCGATCAGCGTGTTGCTCGTCGCAGTCAACGTGAAGGTGTCGTCGTCGCTGGCATATACGGCCGGTCGGTCGTTGGCCGTGATGGCGAGACCGGAGATCGGCAGGACGATGTTGCCCCGCTTCTTTACGTTCACGGTGATCGCTCCGGCCGCACCGGCCGAATTGTCGGCGATCGCTTCGGCAAAGCCGAGGAACGGATCGGCCGCGACGAGGGGACGAGCATAGCCGGAGGCGTTCTCGCCGACGGCGGCACCCTGGTAGATGATGTCTGCGGCGACGACGGGATATTCTTCCTTGTCGCCCATCTGGTAGTCACGCTGCTTATTGGCTGCAAGCGTTGCCATTGGTCAAACCTTTCGAAAATTTATGAGCGGCCATGCCGCATTCAAGGTGGAGATCAGGCCGAGGGATTACGGAAGCCTAGCGCGAACGGCCGAGTCCTTGGCCTCCAGAAGTTTGCGAAGCGCAACAGTGCGCTCCGGGTTGCGTGGCGTCGTGTCGATGATGTGACGAGCGAGACCGGCGAAAGGTGCGCTCGCCGCCTTGAGCGTCGGCGGCAAGTGCGCATAGTGAAAGAAGCGCAAGATATGATCTTGCTTGATTTCATCTTCCGTGAATTCCATCGGCGCTGGATGGATTGCATTCGTCATATTGTCAGCCTCCTGCTGGACTTGAGCGGCTCTTGTCAGGCCGCCTTGCGCTTCATGGTGGCGACATAGGACTCGGCGGTCGGGAACTCCTGTTGGAGCTTCGGCGTCGCTTCCCATTCCGCTTTCCAGCCTTCGGCCGTCTGCGGGAACTTCTGTTGGCCACCTTCCGCGCCGCCGGAAAGCGTGCTCGTCACGCCGGCAGCGGCCTGGTCGAGCTGCTCGAGCCCCTTCAGCCGATCGGCGTTCTTTGCCTTCTCCGCGGCGAGAATCTGAACGGCCGCTTCGGCCGGCGACGACTTGCCGTCTGCCTTCAACTTTTTGACGAGCTCGTCGTGACCGGCGAGACCTGCCGCATGTTCTTCGATCCCGAGAAGCCGATCGCGTTCGGCCTGCGCCGCTTCAGCGGCACCCTCCGCGCGAAGGGCGGAAACGAGATCCGGATGCTCCGCCTTCAGTTGATCAAGTGTAAGCATGGTGGATTCCTTTTCGGTTCCGGCTTTCGCGGTGGCGGATGCCGCGAGGATTGAATTCTCCCGGCGGCCCGCCAGCTCCGCCAGAACATCTTCGAGAGACGCGACTTCATCGACCAGGCCGCGCCGCAGCGCTTCGCCAGCCGTGAACACGAGGCCCTGTCCATAATTTTCGAGAACAGCTTCCCGCGTGATGCCGCGATTGGCCACGATGCCCTGGATGAACAATTCTGCGCCGTCGTCGGCGATCGCCTGCAGCTCCGCCTTGCCTTCGTCGCTGTCGCGCGAAAGGCGCTTGTTCGGACTTTGCTCGGCAATGACCTCGACAACATTTGCGCCAAGACGGGTCAGGATGCCCTCCATCTCGACATAGCGGATGAGCGCGCCAACCGAACCGACAAGGCCGGTCTTGCTGGCGACGATCTTTTCAGCCGCCGAGGCAATCCAGTAACCGGCACTGCAGCAGAAATTCGCGTGCGCATAGACCGGCATCTTCTCCCTAAGGCGGGCGATTTCGGCCGGCACAGAATCGACATTGTCGACCATGCCTCCAGGCGTATCCATATCGAGAATCACGGCTTCGATGTCGGGCGTCGAGCCGACGAGCCGGAGATCCCGAACGATCTCGTCGTAAGACCAATATTGCCAGCTAAACCGCGAAACCAGCGGACCGATAACGGGCACTATGGCCACATTCCCGACGCGCGTAGCGAAGCTGCCGTTGGCGAGCGGAGAACCGCGGCGATTGATCGATACGACGTTTGTTGCCGCCTCTCCAATCGACTGCGGCGACCGAATGGCGCGGACCGTCTGCAGCGATGCGGCAATCGCATCCTCGCGTACCGCCCATGGCGAAAGGCCCTGCGGACCGCGCGAGCCGAGCTGCTGGAGAAAGCCCTGGATAAGGGAGAGTGTCGCAGGGTTCATTCCTCTTTCTCCTCGTCTTCGCTTGCGCTCTCGTCTGCCCCGGCTATTGCATCCGGCGCCGAGAGGCGGTTCTCTTCTGCGAGCCGCTCTTCGACGCCGAGCTGCTCGAACTTACTTTCCAGATCGCCGCCGGTGCGCTCCATGATGATCTGCTGGCGCGTCTTGGTGCGGTTTTCGAGGTCCTGCCGATCGGCGTCGGCATCCTTCTTCGGATCGAGCGAGACCTTTGTCGGCCCGTACCAATCGGTTTTCAGCCAGGCGGCGCGCTGCGCCGGATCGTCAAAGAAGCCGGGCGCCTCCAGACGGCCGATCAGGATCGCCTCTTCGATCACCCATTCGTAAAAGGGCTGGCAGAAGCTCTTGACCAGCCAGGCGCGCTCGCGACGGAACGTCTGCCAGGCGATCTCCAGCGCTGCCCGGCTTGCCGAATAGCTGGCCGTGAAGTGCTTGATCAGCAGCTCGAACGGAATTTCCAGCGCCACCCCGATCTGCCGCAGCAGCGCCATGGCAAAGGCGTCGAAGTTCGGATTCGGCCGGTTCGGATTGGCGATGGAGATATCCTCACCGTCGGCAAGGCTGACGATCGCGCCGGCCCCGAGCTTCACCTCTTCAGCTCCCGAGGCGCTTGCCTCGGAGGTTGGAAGCGGGCCAGCCGATCCGTCCGGTGAGCCCTTCACGAAAACCGTGAAGAAGGCCGAGATGACCGCCGCCTGTACCTCCGCATCCGTGTATTCGCCGAACTGCTTCAGGATCTCGACAACGGGCGCGAGATATGGAACGCCCCTCGCCTGGTCCGGTCGAAGACGCTTGAAGAGGTGCAGCACGATCGGTCGACCGTCGTTGTAGAAGGCGGGCACGCGCCGCCAGGTCATCGCTTTGCGGAACAGATCGCCCGGGTGACGATCGCTCACATGGTAAGCCCTTACGACTCCGCTTTCGTTAGTTTCGACGCCGGCGACGAGAACGTCGGTATCCATGCCGAAGTTCGGGTTCGAGACCCGATCGGCCTCTACGATCTGCAGCTTCGTGCCGTAGGTGTCGCCGGCATCCTTCCGCCAACGCCGGATGGCAAACACGTCGCCAGACTCGTCGGTCGATCCGAAGGCGAGTGCCTGCAGCTCGTCGAAGCTCTGGACGCCGGTAAAATCGGCCGTCCAGGCGGCAAGCTCGAATTCTGCCTTCGCCTTTCTGTTCCACTCCCGAGCCTGCTTGACCGAAAGGCCGAGTGCTTTGCGGTCGATCTGCGGATAGACCTTCAGCCCCTCGCCGATGACGTTGGTGATGCGGGTGGCGATCGCGCCAGTGGCGATCGGCACGTTCCGGCGCAGGTCGCGAGAGCGCGCCCGCAGCGTCGGAAGATCCGGAACTGTGTCCGTGTTCGCGCTTCCGCCCTCAACATTCCAGTTTTGCGTCTGCCGCCGGCTCTTCTTGCCGCCAGTGTAGCCACCGGTCGACAGCGCAAGCACCTGCCGCGCCTGGTGGCGGCGGACTGCACGCACCGGATCGAAGACGGCAATAGCGCGGTCGAGCAGCGTCATGGGAGCGCGAGGCGGCAGCTTCATTCGGCGACTCCATAGCGAAGCCGGCCGCGTCCGGTCGCAGCCGCCGTGAGCTTCTGCACCATCGAATTCCAGTATTCGATGTTCGCGCGGATATCGGACGCGTCGGCGAGCGTGAGCGACCGCCCGGCAATCGAGTAGGACTGCTTGCGCGCCACCGCCGCATCGGCGTTCAGCCACAGGTCAAGCTGGGCTTGAGCCTGCGCGAGAGTGATTCCGGCCATTTAACGGATACCCTGTGAGAGGACCCGCCGCCGGCGGACCGGCGCGGGATGGATCGGTTCGGACTTCTGCGCTGCGCCCTGCTGCTGGCGCACGGCGAAGGAATTCTCATTGGCGGGCCGCGCCCAATGCGGGACCGTGTGCGGATTGCCCCAGTCGATCTTCTCACCCTTCAGGATGATGACGAGGGCCTTGCCGTAGACCGACAGGTCGAACGCTTCGTTCGGCGCACCGCTCTTTCGACGCTCCCAGCCCTTTTCCGTCCGGACTTCGGCGGTCATCTCGGCAAAAACCTGCGCCGGCAGGTGCTCGCTGAGATGATACTTGCCCGGCCCCGCTTCCTTGCGGGTGACGGCGAGGATGACTTCGTCCTTCAGCTTGTCGGTTCCGACAAAAACCAGCTTGATATCGCTGATCTTGCGGCCCTTCTGCTGGAGCACCTTCTCCGGCTCGACGTGCCGGGCGCGATCGTCGAGCCGGGAACTACCCTTCGCCAGGAACACGCGCTGCCCGAGGCCTTCGCGCTTCATCTTCCGCAGGAAGCGGTAAGCGTTCGGCGTGACGCCCGGCCGACCGGCCGAGTCGATGATCATGGCCACCGGCATCAGCGAAAATTCGCTGCCTTCGACGGGATAGGCCTTGTGCAGCAGTGCCGGCAGATCGGCCCAGTCCTCGAAATACCGGGCCGGGTCGATCGCCCGCCGGGCATTGCCCTTCTCGTCCCGCTGCCCGCCCGGCGCTGTTTCCGGCGGCTGCGCGATGTCGAACCGGTCGATCAGCCAACGCTCCAGCCCCTCGCCCCAGGCGTCGACATGGACAACGAACCGATTGCCCTGAATATCGATCTGGATCGTCAGGAACCGCGCCTCGGCGGGCACGATACGCAGCGGATAGCGCTCGGCCAACGCCCGCAGCGTATCCTCGGAAACCGACTCGCCGATGCTCCTGACGAGAGGCAGGTAGGCCTTGCCCTGGTCGAGGTTGATCGTCGCCTTCAGGGCCGTGTCGTCGCCGCTGGCGTCGAACTTGTCTTTCGCCTCGAGGTAACGAAGCACGAGCTGTTCCCAGCTCTGCATGGCGGCGATCGGACCCTCGCAGCGGTAGGAGACGATTTCCGAGTCGCGAATGCTCGGGTCGTCGATCTCACAAACGTCCTTGCCGTCGTTCGTCTCGTGCAGCCAGACACCGGCTTTGTTGCACTCGAACTTCGCTTGAGGCGGGATGCAGCACCCGTTCGGGCAAATCAATTCGGCCGTCTTGGCGCTCTCGCCCGGATTGGCCTTCGTTTCCCATTGCAGCAGATCGAACTCCGGCCGGAACGGGTCATTGCAGGACGGGCAGAACCAATAGAAGGCGCCTCGCGTCCCGAGATTGTAGTCGCCGAGGATGCCGGAGCACGGCGGCGCCTCATGCGGCGTCGAAGGCTTCCAGTCATCCTGCTCGATCAGTCGACCAGGCGAGCTTTCAGAGACCACCATGCCGAGGGAGCCGGCATGCTGCGTACGCTTCCTCGCGAGCGTGAAGGGATCGCCTTCCCCGTCGACATCATCCGTCATGCGGTCGCGATCGGTGATGATCACTGTCGGATATTCGTTCTGACTGAAGTACCCAATGACCGGCCAGCCGATCAGCAGGTTCATGTTCCCTTCGAAGCGTTTCTTGTGGATGTTGTCGGCGCCACGGCCGGACAACTGCTTTTGCGCCACGTGCCTGTTGGCGCGCAGCATCGGCGCAAGCTTCTGCTCCGAAAACTGCTGCGCGCTGTTCTGAGACTGGCAGACGATCAGCATGTCCGAAGGCGCACACTCGATGCGATGCCCTACAGTGTTCAGCACGAGACTTTCCGACTTCGCCGTACGGGCCGGGCCGACGAAAACCGCCGCACCATACTTGCGCGACGTGACCATCCGCGACGGCTCTGTCATGTACGGCGCGAAGTCGTTCCGCCAGAGCCCCTGGTAGCTCGTCGTCGACAGCCGGCGGGATTCTTCCGCCCAGGTCGGAACGTCGATCCGCCGTGCCGGCCGCAGCGTCGCGAGCCGATCCATGACGAGCGCGCCCGGATCTGCGAACCGTGGCGGCGTAGGCGTCGGCAGGAACCGCACCCAATCCGGAGCACTACGCATCGAACAGATCCCGCTTCTGGGCGATTTCCTTCACTGGCCGTCCGTCCCAGAAGTCGGCGATCCGCCGGCGCAGTTCGCCGACGAGCTCGTCGCAGATCTCGACGAGCGCACCGGTCACCTTCGCCGGTATGGCTTCGCGGCGCTCGACGCGATCGGGTGCGCTATCCATCGTGTCCCGGATGATGCCGAACAAAGTGTCCAGCATCTCCGCAACGTCGGCGCGGCGCAGCAGCTCGTTGCGTTCGCGCTGGAACCGCTCCTGCTCGATCTGCACTGCAAGGATCTCGCGGCGCGTCTTCGGGTCCAGCGCCTCGAGGCTGTCGCCGGCAGAGCCGCCGACGAGGGAGAGGCGCATTGCCGCTTGGGTGCGCTTGACCTGTTCGGAGCGAAGATCCTCCTGCGCCTTCCATGCCTGCCGCCATGACCAGCAATGCGAGAGCACGAGTTGATAGGGTTTCCCCTGCCCGCCCATTTCCTTGACCGGCATGCCCCTCGTGATCCATTCCGAGATCGTCGGCAGGGAAACAGCAACCGCTTCAGCAAGCTCTTCCCGCGTCATGACGCAGTCGACCACGCCCTCTGGCAGCGGATAACGTGCCACGAGTGCTTCGATCTGGCTTTCCGTGAGTTGGCTGATGTCCTCGGTCATGCCTATCGTGGGCAGCAACAACAACAATGGCAAGAACAGCCTGGTCGTCGCGCAACATTGTCAAAAAGATCGGGGTTCGAACTACCTCGCGGGGCCTTGGATCGCTGGAAGGACCCGTGACGGCCTGGCAGAGGGGTCGGCCTGCCCTTCGGCGGGAGTTCCTTCGCCGGTCAGGGCGACATCGACCAGCCGGATGCGGGTGCGGCCATGCCTTGGCTCATGCGATAGGCTCGCTGATCTTCGATGCCGGCAAGCAAGCGCCGTTCGAAGTTCATCGGGAAATAGATGCGGGCACGTTCCATGCTGATATCGAAGAACGGATACCGAGCCTGGTAGGCGACCGATGAAACGAACACGAAGACGGGTTCGATCGTCTTCTTTCCCTTCCGCCGCCAGATGCCACGCCGAAGCGAGCTGCCGGGTTGCGGCACGAAGTAGCGATTGCGAGAAGGGCCGGCACGCTTGCGTGATCGAGCCGTCTCCCATTGATGTGCATCAGGCGAAGCATAGAGTTGAGACAGGACGCTGGTGATCACGCTTCCCGAGACGTTGCCGTATGCATCGAGCTTTAGCCCGGAGGCAGGCACCGCGTATTCGTTCGATGCCATGATGCCCCGCTGGATAAGCCAGCGCTCGAACTGCTTGTGCGGCCTGCCCCCACCATCCACCTGCGGCATCAGGTAATGCCTGCCGCTGCGATTACTTTCCTTGAAGTAGATGCCGGCGATCAGATCGCGGCGCGTGCTAGCCTTCAATACGCGAAGACTGTTCAAGGTGTAGCGGGTCGGCCGATCGAAGATGACAGGCAGGATCGTGCGATGATGCTCACGCAGATCCTCGACTGTATCGTTCAAGGCCTGCGCCGTCGCGAACGGTATCTGGCGACGGTAGATGTCCTCCAGGTTCTTCGTCCACTCAGCAATGTTGCTTTGGAACTGGAACTCCATACCCATAAACGAAAAAGGCGACCTCTCGGCCGCCTTGTCGTCTGGTCATAGCAGTAGCACTGTCCCTGAGTCGGCGCCTCGCTTGAGGCTGTCGGGGAATGGGGCCGGAGCGTTTGGTCCCTGGGGCATCTCTGCCCACTCTGCCCTGACCTTGATCAGGGGATCGGAGGGGGTAACGTCAACCTGCTCGTCCGTTGCAAGATGACTCTCACAGCTTTTTCAGAAACGCAAGAGGCATGCTGTCGATGTCGAACGCCCGTCCTTCGACGTGGATGCGGACGCTCGCCTTCGCCTGCCGGCACCATTTGACAGATGTAACGACGCAGTCGAACCCAGCGAAGGGGCCCATGACGATCTCCGCTTTGCTGCCATCTCCAATGGTCTTATCCGTCGCGATGCGCGTCACGTCTTCACCATTGGATATTCTTTTAAAAACATCGACGTGGGCGTCTTTGATGATGTGATATCCAGAAGCGCCGCCGACGAAGTCGAACACGTTCTTGAGGTTGACCATGCCGGCAAACGCCTCGTTGGACGGCACAAATCGCACGAGCACGTAGCCCGGTAGGCCCGGGCGATCGCCCTCGACTTTGCGGCCATGACGCACGAACACGACGCGCTCACGCGGCATGAAGGCCTCGACATTCGCTTCCTTCAAAAGGTTTTCCACATCGAATTCGCGGCCACGCTTCACAACCAGGCAATACCAGCGGGCCATATTCGGGTTCATTTCGGTTACTTTCATCGATGCAGCCCTCAGGTTCCTTGCAGTGATTCGTCTCATCCGGCTTTCAAAGCCGTCTCTGGCACTCGTCGCGATCGGCACCCCAGTAATCCCCTTATGCTGCATCATGATCATCGCTCCGCTGCCTGATTGCCGCGCGTGCGGCGATTTCGAATTGGTGAAGTCCTTCCGGTCCGCCCTTCGGGAAGTAGACGACGGGCATCTGGCCGGGATCAGGCACGAACGGCCAGCCGGCCGCCTCATGATGTGCCCGCCACTCGTCGAAGAGATCGGAGCCGACAGGCACCGGCTCGCAGAGATCCGCCAGCGCCTCGAAACGCATTTCCGCAACGCCGCGATCGCGGTTCTTCGCCTGAATGTGCAGATCGTTTGCCCGCGGATAGCCACTCTCGCAGACGCGGCGCCGCAGTTCCGCCTGGTCGAAGTCATGCGGGAAGATCAGCTCGCCATCAGCGCCGAGGCCGATGCCCTTGCCGTGCAGATAGGCGATCGCCCTCGCCTCGCTCGTGCGGCGCATGACCTCGAACGTCTGCCGGATGCGATCACGCACATCGAGAGGCACCTCGACAGGCTCCGGCCCGTCCAGCAGCACCAGCGCCCGAATTCCGGCCCATACCGGCCCGAACGGAGCGACCGGGATCTTCGCGCTCACCGCCTGCGCCTTCGCAGCCAGAGGCGAAACGTCGAGGAATTTCCTGTCCCGCAGGTAGACGCCGAGGGCGACGTTCTTGACCTTCTGCGCCTTGCACTCGGCGAGGTAGGCATCGCGCCGCTCTTCGGCCATCCGCCGCTCTTCCGGCGTCAGCTTCTCGAACTGCTGCAGCGCCCATGCCGTCGACGAAGCGATCGCACCTGGCCAGGGATTGTTCGCCCTGCCCATTTCGAGAGCCTTCACACGCTGGCCGAACTTTGCCGGATCGTCCCAATCCTTCAAATCGCCTTCGCGCGCACCCTCTCTCTCTGATGGTTCTATTGGTGGTTCTATTACGGTTTGGGTGTCACCGTGACACCCGTCGGCGTCGTCAGTGTCACCCGTCGCCGTCGCCGGTGTCACGGGTGACATTGTGTCATGGGTGACACCATGACACCCGTCAGCAGGCGATTTCGAGGGCTTCAGGCGAGCGATCGCCGCCATATTGAAGTCGTAGCGCGTCGCCTCTCCGGGCTTGCTGCCACCCTTCCTAACGACGAAGAGCAGGCCTTCATCGACGAACTCGGCGAGGATACGCTGCACGGTCCGCACCGAAAGCTCCGTCTCCTGCGCAAGGCGCCCGACAGTCGGCCAAATGCCCTTGCCATCGTCGTCGGCGAAGTCCGCCAGGCGCACGGCCAGCATCTTGCGCCCGGTCGAGCCAAGATGCGCCTTGAAGAGCTGTGACATGATGGCGATGCTCACGCCTGCCCCCTTTCCATATGCCGCGCCGCCCGCAGCGTCCGGCAGACTGCGTCCTCGCCACAGCCGAGCACGTCCGCTATGTCCAGCGTGTCGAAACGACCTGATTTCCAGAGGATGACAGCGGCGAGCGCCTGCCGTTCGTCCATCCTGCCGCTCATGACGGCCGAGCGCGACGCGCGCTTATCAGCGTGACCCTGCGGTTGCATTTCCCCCCTCCGGCACGCTTCCGCGCGCAATGACCTGAATTCCGATGCGGGCATGTTCCCGCGTCATTCGAACCGAGAAGGCCGCCAGCCCATCGCAGCCGCGCGTCGCCGATAGCGCGGCGATCTCGGCTGCGAGATAGGCAAGGCCTTCATGAAAACCTGACGCGGAGAGCAGCCGCGCAACTGTCACCTGGTCGCGGATCAGGACAGCCAGCGGCGTTTCGAGCAGCCACCGCGCCCGCGCCGGATGATCCGACGCGTCTGCCAGCTCTTCGATGATCGGAAGCAGCGTCGTCATGCCGCCTCGTCGAGCCGTTTGCCGGCATTTAGATGAGAAAGCAGCGACAAGGCGATCTCGGCGGCAGCCTCCCGCATCGACATCAGCAGTACGTAGCCTTCGCCATCCCCGCGCCAGACCGACGGCGACTTATCGTCATCGCACCAGAAAGTGACGACCTCCGATCGCAGGACCTGCAGCACGGCGTTGAGATAGCGGCCGTTGAACGTGATAGCGCCGCTGGTGGACGGCGACAGCACGGGTATTGTTTCCCGTGCTGTCCCGTCGTTGCCCCAGACCCTCGCCGCGACGGCGAGCCGCGCCGCGCTCCAGGCGAGCGACAGTCCGTTTGATGGCCCGAGCGCCGCCATGCGCGCTGCGATCCGTAGGAGGCTCACCCTGTCCAGCGTGGCATGCGCGGCATTATGCGACATGGTGGGCACCACGCGCCGCCAGTCGGGATAGGTCCCGTCGATCAGTTTCGTGCGGATCCGCGCCCCATCCATCCGGAACTCGGCGCGCACCTTTTCCGTGCTGACCCAAACGCCCTTGGGCGATGGCATGGAGAGCAGCGCGGAAACGACGTCCTTCGGGATGATCCACTTGTCGGATACCCCCCCGTCGAAGCCGAGTGGGTGGACACCCATCCGGTGTCCGTCTGTCGCGACGGCAACGTCGCGGTCGATACATACGCCGTTAAGGTAGTAGCGCGTCTCTTCTGTCGACATGAACGGCGCCACGAACCGCAGCGCGCTCTTCAGCCCGTCGCCATCGACCTCGATCGGCACCATGCCGTCAGGCATCCCGATCGACGGGAAGTCGGAGACGGGCACCACCGGCAGATCATATCGGCCCGTCGAGAAGATCACGGTAGCGCCCTTCTCCCCCGCCTCGATCCGCACGGCCTCGTCGCCGGGCAGATGCGAGACGAGATTGAGCAGCGACTTGTAGGCGATGCACGCCGAGCCCGCCGCCGTGCTGGCGGGCAATGTCACCGAGATCTCCATGTCGAGATCGCAGGCGGTCACCGTGTTGCTGTCGAAAAGCACCGTCCCGAGGATGGGGATCGACGATTTCTTCCTGACTGCCAGCCCCACGCTTTTGAGAGCCGATTTCAGCATGCCCGCAGTGGTTTCGAGTTTCATGCCGCAACTCCATCGGTATGCGCGTCCTCGGCCTCGCCGCCGCGCCGGTTGATGTCCGTGGTTTTGAGAGTGACAGCGCCGAGGCCCCATTCCTCGAAGCGCGCTTCGATCCACTTGAGGCCCGCACGCGCGCAGGCCCGGTGCGCTTTCGTGCAGACGGCCGACTCATCCTTCAGGATCGGCCGCAAGCGTCCGGCCAGCTCTGCCAGGCCGAGGCGCAGCGCCGAAGCGAACGTCGAGAGGTTGCCGGTTCTGTCGCTCGCGCCGCCGGCATAGTCCTTGATGTCGTAAGCGGCCGAGATCGAGAAAGTCTCGTCGTCGTTCAGATGCACGGCGAAGCGGGCAAAGCTGCCCTTGCGCATGCCGCCGACATGAAACTCCACCGGAGCTGTCTTGCCGGGCCCGGGCGGCAGCTTTGAAGCAGATTCCGCTGGCGCAGGCTCTTCGGGCGGACGGCAACGAACGGCATCACCGTCAGAATGCGCGTCGACCATCTTCTGCAGTTGAGCCAGGCGGTCGCTTCCGTCGAAGGACAGTTCGATCTTTCCGACCGTGAAAACGAGACCTCGCTCGACGAGCTGGGCGAACAACTCGCCGGAGACTGCTATGCCGGCGTCGATCGCCGCTAGCATCTTGAACTCGACGAGCTCGTCTGCGGTCGGAGCAGGAATCTTTGCGGCCTCTTCCCGTCGCGCCATGCCGTCCGAAGTCACCGACAGGTAGCTTCCCACGTAATTGAAGAAACCGTCCTCAATCCCGTGAATGACGAGCCAGGCACCCTTTTCATTGCGCTCGGAGATGTTCGGCGAGATCAGCTTGCCCTTGTCGTGCCGGTAGGGCATCAGCGCTTTGCCGAGCATCAATTCGACGCTTGCGGACTTTTCCGGCTCGGCGCTTTCCAGTTCCGCCATGACCGCCCGCGCGTTCTTGAGCGACAAGCTCTTGCTTTCGAGCCCGAATTGGACGGCGGTAAAGATCTTATCGCGGTCGGTGAACCGCGCGGTTTTAAGCAGTCCCTGCCAATGCTGGTCGTTGCAAAGATCAACGGCGTGGTACCATCGCCATTGCTCTCCAAAGTCCCGACCGAACTCGTCGAGCGGTTCCCATTTCGGCTTAACGCCGGTTTTCTGCTCGATCTCAGCAAGAAAATCGGCCACCGGAAGCACCTGCCAAACCAGGGGATGACGCAGCAGAAGGCGGCTTTCGCCACCGCCTCGCTTGGCATCCATGAACTCGACCGGGAACCGAAACAGCCTGGAGGGAAGGTCCAGGGGCGCCGGATTCGTCAAACCACGATTGAGATGAAGAATGTAGGCGCTCGGCGCGAGCCCGGCCGCGATAAGTGACTCGGCCAGCGGGTCGCCAGGATCCGAGACAGGGGCCGATACTTCCTCCGATGCGACTGCATCGACAGGCTCGGCCGGCGCGCTCGCTTCGGGTTCCGGCTCATCCCCACCCGCTTCAAACCCCCAGAAATCCCAAAGCCCGTTCAGGCGGATATCGCCTTCGGCAAGGCTTTCCTTGCGCTGGAAAAGCTCCAGCTTGCGCATCTCCGGAAAGAGCCGGTCGATCTGTTCGGCAAACCACACCGGCTTGCGGCTATGGCCGCCCTTGGCCTCGGAGTAGAGACTCTGCGGCTGCGTCCCCTCCTCCAGCCCGGGGAAGTCGCCGCGCTTGCCGATCAGCAGGTGCTCGGTCCGGTCGCGCACCCAGCGCCCCATGCCGATATTCACCTTGTCCCAGGTGATCGCCGTGACGAACTCGAAACCCCAGGCCTTGAGAACCGAAATCCCGTCGTCGAGGCGGTTCGTCGTCACCCAAAGGAACAGAATGGCGTCTCGCGTGAAGGGGCTCTTGTCGCCGGCACACAGCGCCTTGATCTCGTCGAGCGGCATGGGCGGATACATCAGGCCCTTGTCCTGCCCCGTCTCGTCGCTCCAGGCCTCCTGCTCCCATGGCGGATCGGCATAGCCGACGGCATAGGCGGCACGCGGCATTTCGCCGGCCACCCGTTGGCCGTGCTCGGCGATCGCGTTGATGATGCCGATCCGGACGGCCCGCTTCGTGGCCATTTTGTCGGAGCGGATCTCGTGCGCCTCAGCTTCCTTGGCCTTGTCGGCCTCGAACAGCGCGCGGACATAGACTTCCTGCTCTTCGTCCCGCAGCGACTTCAGCCGATCGAGCACGGTGCCCTTGTCATGGCGCGTGCCGCGCAGCATGCGCAGCGCCTTCTCCGAGATCTTCTCGCCGCGCTCCGCGTCGCGCTGGATCGCGCGCTCGGATTGCCCGGTCGCCTCGGCCGTCGCCGTGGTGAATCGCTTCGGTTCGTCGGCCTTCAAGTCGCCAACTTGGCGACTTGCCCTGTCACCGCCATGCCCCGTTTCCGGGTACTTCATCAGGTAGATTTCCTTACGCCGAAACACGAACAGCGCCCGATCGGCAGGCGTCAGTTCGGCGCGACAAAGGTTCTCGTCGATCTCCCAAAGCTCGGCGTCGAGATCATCCTCGTTCCGGATGATCGCGGCGATGTATTCGCGGCCGAGCTGCTTCATCGCCTCGAGCCGGTGCGCACCCGCCACCAGCGTCACCATCTGCAATGGCGTGCCCGCAGCAATGGCCGGCCCCACCACCGAAACCGGCGTGCGCAGTCCGATCTCTTCGATCGAGGCCTTGATCGCCGTTACCTTCTCCGGATCGACTTCGCGGAGGCGGTAACCAACATGGATCTGATCTATACGCAGCGCGACCGGCAGATCTTTGCTCCCGGTCTTGACCTCGAATTCCGACTTCCATCCGTCACTCATCGAAGCCTCCCGGGATCATGCCAAGGGCGGCGAGATAGGTGTCGAGCACAGCTTGCGAATTCTCGTATTCGCTGAAATCTTTCTTGCGGATGCGGACGATCGCGCGCAGCGCCTTGCTATCGAAGCCCATGGACTTCGCCTCGCCGTACACATCCTTGATGTCGTCGGCGATGGATTTCTTCTCCTCCTCCAGTCGCTCAACGCGCTCGATGAAGGCGCGCAACTGATCACGAGCAACCTGGTTCGACGAGACCTGATGTCCGGTCTTGCCGGTCGGCGATGGCGGAGGCGGCGCATCATCGCCAGCTGCAGCCGCCTTTCCTCGCACGGCCATGGGATCGAAGTCGGCCATCATGCCAGCACCGCCGCATAAAGCTGCTTGACATCGCCCTTCAGGCGCCAGCCCTGGCCGCGGATCGTCTCGACCGAGACGGAGAGCGGGAGCTTCGGCCGGATCTTCGAAATCCAGACGTCGATTATCTTGTCTTCAGGCAGTTCATCCGCATCGACGCCATAGACCAGCGTCATCAGGGAATCCCTTGTCACCAGCTTCCCGTGCCTGCTGGCCAGAACACCGAGGATATCGGCCTCCGCCACCGTGAGTTTCAGCTCCGTTTTGAACTCCGGAACGTCCTTGAGCGCGTCGGCCACCACCTTGCGCATCTCGCTCTCAATTCCTCGCTGCTCGCGTTCCTCGCGTCGCCGCTGCGCCTCTTCGGCCTCTTGACGCATCCGCTCGGCTTCGCGCCGGCCGGCAGCAACCTGCGGCGGTTCGGCGGCGATACGCTTTCGCTTTGTCGGGTTCGTTTCGTCCGTCCACTCCGGCAGCACGATCTCGATCGTGGTGAGATCGATCTTCTCCCACTGGCAAGTGACCGCCTTTTCCGCGCGATCGATGAACTCCGGCCGATGGCGCAGGTTGATGCAGAAATATTTGGCGCCGTGCGCCGCCTCGCGAAGCTTCGCGCGAAGCTTGCCGCTCTTGTTCTTCTGCAGGCGGATCATCCCGAAATCTTCGCCGGTCCCGAGCATCGGCACGAAGTGGTCAGCCTCAGAAAACCCCATCTCCTCAAAGACGTGCGGGCGCAGGTTGATCTTCAACAGCGCCTTGCCTTTGCGGACCTTAACGAGGCCGGCACTGACGCCGGTGTGGTGAGATGAGGCCGAACTCGTCTCAATGATCTCGATTTCTTCAAATGCCATGATGATCTTCCCCACCTTCTGGATCGCGGCGGTCACCGCCGCTCACGGCCGTCTTCCTTCCGATTGTTCGATGATTTCGCAGACCTCGCGCTCGTCGATGCCGAGTTCGGCGGCGATCGAATGCGTGTCGCGCTGGCCTTCGCGCCAGAGCTGCAGCACCTGCTCGATGAGGATTTGGCGAGGCAGCGCGCTCACTATTCGACCCTCGCGAGCCGATCGAGATACGTTGCACCTGCCGCCGTCAGCCGCACGTCCTCGCGGCTCTTGCCGACTGCCGCGATGAAACCGGCGGAGAGCGCCTTTTCGCGCGCTTCGCGGTCGGCATTGTTGACGATGGTGTAATGCGAGCCGCCGGCGCGCACGCGGCGCAAGAACGCGATGCAGCGCGGGCCGACTGGCCCGGCGGGGGAAATCTCGCGGTGAGGCTTCATCCGCATCACCCCTCCTCCCCGCCCACCAGCCGCAGGTTCGCGCTCATTCCGCCACGCGCCTTCACCACGGCCGCCATGGCGCGCAGGTCCGACATCGCCTTTTCGAGATTGGCTGCGACGCGATCGACGGCCGTCGCCTCGGTCGGCGTGAAATGCCCGTCGGCGATCGCTACCGCCACGGAGTTCGCGAGCTCGCCGGAAAGGCGCATCACTTCCGCATGCGCCGAGAGCACGTTGACTTCGGATTGACGCTCCGCTTCCGGGTCCGAAAGCCGCCGGCCGCTCGCCTCCGCCATGACCGCGGTAACCAGCGGCTGGCAGCAATCAGCCTCCAGCGCACGCACGGCGCCGATCGGCATCAGGTCAGGGTCGTTCGGATTGTTCCACCGCCCAACCTGGCTCTTCGAAAACTCGGTGATCGTGACTGCGCGTTCGATGCCGCCGCAGCGCTCGATCAGGTCGCGCTGCGCAGCTTTGACGCGGTAGATGAAGGCATCGGACATGGCTGTCTCCAGGCAAAGAAAAAGGCTTTCCCGCGCCGGGAAATCCGGCCGGGCTTTCCCGTGGCGGGAATGGTTTACGAATGTGAATGTCAGCCCATCAGATCACGGGGGACCGCATGGATACGCAGACGGAAGAGAAAAGGCAGGGACGCGCCGAGGTCTGGCGCGTCCCTGCCAGGTGGCAAGGCCGCCATTTGGGAGGAGGGAAGCAGAGCCTTGCGGGAACATCGTCATTCGGCCGCCTCCGCATGGACAACGGGACGCGGCACTTCGGCCGGCCAGTCGGCTCCTGTCGGCCAGTTTTCGGAGAACCACAGGATCGCGGCATTGAAGCGACCAACGGTGATGTCACCTCCTGCCCTCATCGCGGCAAGCTTTTTGCTGTCAGAAAAGACGCGGTTGCTCACCGTCTTTTCTTCGACACCCAACAACCGAGCATACTGCTCGCCCAAAAGGATAAGGTGATGAATCGTCAACATGGTGCTATAAGCGGTATTTTAACCGCTCATGTCAACGGTATTCTTACCGCTGTCAACATTTCGCTCCGTCGGTCAAAATACCGCTCATGCTGAACGAGATTCTGGAACGAATTGAAAGGCGCCTTGAAGTCGTGGGACTGGAGCCCGCCGTTGCCTCTGTGCGCGCCGGCCTAAGCAAGGATGCCATCCGCAATATTCAGCGCGCCGTGCGCAGTGGAAAGAAGGGCGCAGGCACGTCGACCGAGACGCTCACCCAGCTGGCACCCGTCCTCGAGACGACGGCGGCCTGGCTGATCGAGGGCGTTGATTGCGGCGCCGAAAACTTGCCTCCGTCTATGAGGCGCCTTTGGCAGGCGTTCGCTTCGGCTGCAGCCGCACCGGAGATGGTGCGCGACAGGATCGCTCACTTTGCAGAGTATCAACTGGACAACTATGCGAAGTCTCTGGAAACTGCGACGAATCCGGTTTCGTGACTGATCTGCACGCTCCACGTGCCGCCGTGCGCGACCTTCAGGGATTCGGCTAGGGCCCGAGCGCATCTCTCCACCTCAGCCATCGGATCCGGCTCGCATGCGGCAGCCTGCGGCATTGCCGTCGAAGCGAACACGCCAACCAACAAAGATCGCCGATCAATACTGAATTGCCGTTCATCTTTTGCATTGGCCTGCTGCACTTGCTCTGCTCCCAGCCTTCACGTCGCATACGTACATGAAGAACATCTTCATTTTTGCCCCGTCAACCGCTTTTCTGTCGGGCAATTTCACATGGCACATTGGTGGCACATTTTGACCATACTTGCACCATTTTCACCGTCGAGGATTTCGGCCATAAGGCGGGAATGCCACAGTCAGAAGACCCAAGACACAATTTGCGGTTACCGACCGAACTGAAAAAGAAGCTGGCGCATTCCGCTGTGGACAACGGTCGGAGTATGAACGCCGAGATATTGGCGAGACTCGACCAGTCTTTCGCACCAGCGCCCATGCACGAAATCGAAAATCTACTGCGATTTGTGGTGGCCCTGCGCGACGAAGAACGCGCAGAAGTTATGGCACTACTGTCGAAGGCCACCGACATTCTCGGTAAACGCTAGACCCTTGAAGCATGCGCGATCACTGCGTTCTGCTTCCGAGACAGTTCAAGCACTCGCACCCCTCAGCCGTTAACATTTCGATAACCGCGTTCGGTATTTACCACCGTAGCGCGACGGCTGCCGCGCGCCACATCCAGCGGTAAATTCACGCATACAAACCGCCCGCGGCTCACCGCATGGGCGGTTTTTTTACCGTTTCATCTTGTAAGGCGGTAATTATACCGCTATGGTTTGCCTCGTCTTTCCTCCCGAAGGAGGTGGCGTGGAACCAAGTTCAGCGTATCCGCGCCACCCGGGGGGTCCAACTCCTTGCCCCCCTGGAGCCTCTGGCCATGAACGAGCGTTTCACCGGTTACCATAAGGCGCGGGCTGAAGCCTGCCCGAACCGCTTCTTTATCGCCTGCGCCATCCTGGCGCTCTCGATCGCATTCATGTCCGCCGCGCTCGCGGCCGAAACCGTGCTGCGCAAGGAATGGCAGTACGCGTCGAAGGCGCGCGTCTGATGCCCCAGCCCGCCATCATCCCTATCGGCAGTGACGCCGCCACCCGCCGCGATCGCGCCTTCGCCAGGCCGGAGCCTCTGACCGTCTTGCGCGGCCATGATCTGACGATCGCGGAGCGCTCTGCGCTGCTCGACTGCTACGCCACGCCGGACCGCACCTTCCATGAGATCGCCACGACGCACCGCCTCGATCGCGAGCGCCTGCAGGATCTCTGGTTCGATCTCTTCATCCGCCCTACCCGCAATTAAGGACCGTGTAATGTCCCATCTCATTAAGAGGCGCGGCACCATGCCCGCCGAAAGCATTGTCTATCGCGATTGGAAGGCCGGCGTCAGCCGCACCCAGATGGCCGAGCGTTACGGCGTCACAGAGGGCGGCATAGGCGAATACCTGCGCCGCCGCGTCGAGCGCTGGGCCGCCAAAGCCCCGCCGCAGCTCGCCGACAACACCGGCAAGATCGTCCGCACGGTCATAGCGGTTAGCGAAAACGGCTATCGCGAAATGCAGATCTCGCTCCCGCGCATCTCGATGCACGTCAAGGCGATGGAGGCGCGGGCATGAGCGACCTGAACGAAGCCCTCATCATGACAGGCCTGACGACGATCGAGGAGCTGATCGACATGGCGAACGTCGGTCAGTCGCTCATGACCGCGATCGACGTTCACACCAAGGCACCGAGCCTGATCGAAGACTGGTCGCCGGCCGACGATCCCGCTGAGATCGTCGGCGACCTCTACAATAGGTTCGAGGAATCGATCAATTGCCACAAGGCCGACCTGGAGCGACTGCGTGCAGCCAACAAGGAACGGGACGAGCTCCGGCGGAAAGTTCGAGCCAGATCCCTGACTGATCAGCAGATCGAAGATGATCTTGCCGCGATGGATGAGGTCGTGAAGCGCCGAGACGACGAGGAGGAATGCGTCGGTCGACCGCCTGAATGGGCTTATGAGCGCATCGCCGAACTAGATCACGAGAAAAAGCGTCGCGGACTTGAACGGCTGCTGGCCGAGCACAATCGAGCAGCCCCCACAATGGAGGACCGCTAGATGCCGATCATCCTCCTCTCCTCCCTCTGGTTCGCACCCTTTGAGCTGCAGCTGATCATCTTCTCAGAGCAGATCCGCGTCTTCTTCCCGAGGAGCACCAGGCCATGAGCATAGGCACCACGCACCGCAGGTCGATCGACGCGTTCAACACCGCATCGCGGCTCCTGCCCTTCCGCATCCATTTCGAAGATCCGGAGATCGCTCCGCTCGACATCGACGCGCACGACGCCGAAGCCGCGCGCCAGCTCGCCGCCACCCGCCGCGGCGTCCCGGCCGGCGCAATCCGCAAGGTCAAGATCATCAGGGAGCAGGCCAATGGCTGAACTCAACAACATTGAACGGATGCGCGAAAGCACCATCCGCCGCGCGATCGGGCCTACGATCCTGCTAGGCTCCGGCACCTACTTCGATTTCGACGATCCGGAGAGCAGCGAGATCACGATCGAGGACGTCGCCTACGGCCTCGGATATGAAGGCCGGTTTGCAGGCCAGTGCGTCAGCCGCATTCTCGGAGGGCGCGTGTTTTACCCGGTCGCGCAGCATTGCGTGCTGATGAGCCACGCGGTCGAGCCGAAGCTCGCACGCCAGGCGCTCTGGCACGAAGCGGGTGAAGCAGTCTGCGGCGACATGACCGGACCGCTGAAATCCAAGAACCCATCGTTCAAGGCAGATGAGAAGCGCTGCGAGGCCGCCATTCTTGCGCGCTTCGGCGTCCAGATCACTGATCCCGAAGCGATCAAGAGGGCCGACATTCGCATGCTCGCCACCGAGCGGCGCGACCTCCTGCCGTGGAATGGGGAGCGTTGGACGGTCGAAGACTGCGCCCTTCCCTACGATTTCGAGATCATTCCCTGGGGACCCGATGCAGCCGCCGAGACATGGCTGCGCCGCGCCAGAGAGCTGGAGGCGTCCCATGGCTGACAACACCAAGATCGAATGGACGGATGCGACCTGGAACCCGATCACCGGCTGCGCCGTCGTCTCGCCGGGCTGCACCAACTGCTACGCGATGAAGCTCGCTGGCACGCGGCTGAAGCACCACGAAAGCCGCAAGGGCCTGACGAAGGACACCAAGGCCGGCGCGGTTTGGACCGGAGAGGTGCGCTTCAATCGCAAATGGCTCGACCAGCCGCTCCGCTGGACGAAGCCGCGTATGATCTTCGTCTGCGCCCATGGCGACCTTTTCGCCGAGGGCGTCGACGAGGTCTGGATCGACCACGTTTTCGCCGTCATGGCGCTGGCGAAGCAGCACACATTCCAGGTGCTGACGAAACGACCCGAGCGGATGCGCGAGTACATTCGCGGCATGCTGTCGCGCCGGCAGTTCATCGCCGGTTACGGCGCGCTTATCTGGGGTGGCGATCGGCCGAACAGCGTCTATGAGGCCATAGACGACGCGATAGCGAACCCCCTGCCCAATGTCTGGCTAGGCGTCTCGGTCGAGGACCAGAGGCGCGCCGACGAGCGCATCCCCATCGTGCTCGACACGCCCGCCGCCATCCGCTGGATCAGCGGCGAGCCGCTGCTAAGTGATCTCCGCCTTTCTGGAGTTTCAGAGGACAGGAAGCGCCAATGGAATTGGCTCACGGGCATGCATGGGGTCATGTACTCCGATGGGCCGGATTTCGATTACGGCCCGAAACTTGATTGGGTCGTCGCCGGGGGAGAAAGCGGCCCCGGCGCTCGTCCGATGCATCCCGACTGGGCACGATCGCTCCGCGACCAATGCGCTGCGGCCGGCGTGCCGTTCCTGTTCAAGCAATGGGGCGAATGGACCGAGGCCTGCCAGGGATTGCGCGACGCCGCCGGCAAACACGTCGAGATCGACCCGGACTCTTACGAAGGCCAGTCGATCTTTGACGGCGCTACCGATCGACTGATCGCCGCTGACGGCCGGCTTTTCACGCCAGACACGCTGCCGCCCGACACCCCGGCAAGACTGATTGAGCGCCTCGGCAAGAAAGCCGCCGGCCGCCTCCTCGACGGCATCGAGCACAACGGCTTCCCCGAGGTGCGGCGATGACACCAACTCCAGAAGCTCTCAAGGCATGGAAATCCGAAGAGGCACGCCAGACGCAGATCCTGGCGGAGGCGATCGACGCGGCAATCCAAGGAACGGCAAAACAATTCGACGCGCCAATGATCAATGCCCTCTGCGGCGCGCTCGTTACGGTGCAGGCAGCGGTGCTTTCTTCCGTCGCCGACCCGCGCAACCGAAAAGAGCTGCGCAAGGCGATGGAGCGCTCACTTCCTCGAGCGCTTGCCGAGGCGATCGCCAGAGGTAACGGGCACTGCCAGACAGTCGTGATCGGAGCGCCACGTCAATGACCGACCGTCCTATCCTCTTCTCCGGTCCGATGGTCCGAGCGCTGCTCGCCGGCCGCAAGACGCAGACGCGGCGGATCTTGAAGCCTCAGCCTATCGGCTTTGACTGGCACGATCTGAAGTGCAAGCCACGCATCGAAATCGGCGATCGGCTATGGGTTCGCGAGGCGCACTATCTCACCGATGACGGCGACGATGAGTATGCGGTCTATGTCGCCGATGGCAACGATGCCACCGGGGAACACCTGCATGAAGTTGCCGCACTCGAAAAACTCCATCCGACCGTGGATTGGTCGAGGCACAAGAAGCAACGTCCTTCCATCCACATGCCCCGCTGGGCATCCCGCATTACCCTGATCGTGACCGACGTTCGCGTCGAGCGGCTGCAGGAGATCAGCGAGGCGGATGCCATCGCCGAGGGCATTGCCGAGATTGCGTCTGGCGACAAGTCTCTCCGCTTCTGGAAGCGTTATAGAGACGGCGGGTGGAACGGCTATGTCGATAGCCCGATTGCTTCCTACGCCTCTCTCTGGACCGAGATCAATGGCCCCGGCTCATGGGAAGCGAACCCTTGGGTCGTCGCCTACACCTCTACGGTCATCAAGCAGAACATCGACGAGGTCGGCCTATGAGCCACCCGCAGCCCTCGCCACAGCAGAAGCGCATGGACGCGATCCGCAACCGGGTCGCGCTCGCCGCGCGCGAATGGGGCGTGCAATCCGATGGCGGAAAGCTCTGCCTGACAGCGACGAATGAGGAAGGCACGGCCCTCGTCGCGACGATCACAGCCGGCGCGCCGATCGGCGACAGCGAAATGGCGCTCAACGCGCCGGATGACCTGATCTGGCTTCTGAGAACCTATGACGCCCTCGCCGGCATCTACCGGACGCTGCGGGCCGAGTTGCGCAGCCAACAGCCCCGCCAGGAGCGCCAGAAGCCGAAGGACTATGCGGCCGAGTGCGCGATGAAGTGCACCGAGCCGGCCTTCAAGAAGTTCCTTGAGGAATGCCACGGCCTGGCAAAGCCTCTGACCGACGAGCGCGTCGCAACCAAGGTGCGCTTCATCCTCAAGATCACGTCCCGCGCCGAGCTAACGACAGACCCCGCTGCAGCTGCCCGTTGGCAGGACCTGCGCAACGCATTCGACGCTTGGAGGCGCCGAGGATGAGCAGCAGACGCGATCGCATCCGCGCCAAGATCATGGCGCGCGTCGAGATCAACCCGGTGACCGGCTGTCATGAGTGGACCGGCCCGGATTCCGGCAAGAAAGGCCGCGGCAAGGGCTATCCGCGCATGTCGCTCGACGGCCAAACCGTCGCCGTCCATATCGCCATGTGGACAAACGAGCACGGCTACATCCCCGGCAAGAAGGAACTCGACCACGCCTGCCGCAACCGCCGCTGCATCCGGCCGGAAAAGGGACACGTCGAGATGGTCACCCGCAAGGAAAACGCCAAGCGCCGCGAGAAGGCGAAGCGCGGCATGCTCGGCCACAATGGCGGTCCCGCATTCACCTGCGAAGAGATGGAGGCATAA